TCAAAGAACTAACTCTGTTTATTGCGAAGTACAACAAACTTCCTACTATGGAAGCATTCAAGATTGAGGTCGATCAAGGCGCAAGATTGAGTGACGAGGCATACCGTCATGGTATGGAAATCCTACCTGATGTATTCACAAAGAAAGAAGAGAACCTAGACTGGTTGATTGATACTACTGAGAAGTGGTGTCAAGATCGTGCGGTCTACAATGCCGTGATGGAATCGATTACCATCATTGACGGTAAACACAAAGATCTATCCAAGAATGCGATCCCCGATGTATTGAGTAAGGCACTGGGTGTCTCGTTCGATACCAATGTGGGTCACGACTATCTGGAGAATGTTGACGAACGTTTTGCGTTCTATCATGAACAAGAAGAACGTCTACCGTTTGATCTGGAATACTTCAATGCGATCACCAAGGGTGGACTACCTAACAAGACACTGAACATCGCTCTGGCGGGTACTGGTGTTGGTAAATCATTGTACATGTGTCACGTGGCGGGAGCTGCATTGTCCGCTGGTAAGAACGCATTGTACATCACTATGGAGATGGCAGAGGAACGTATCGCAGAACGTATTGATGCGAACCTAATGGACGTGGCGATCGACCAGTTAGAGAATCTGTCACAGACTATGTTCACCGATCGAGTCAAGGCAATCTCTGACAAGACCAACGGTAAACTGATCATCAAGGAATATCCTACTGGTCAGGCACATGCGAATCACTTCCGTGCATTGATGAATGAGTTGAAGTTGAAGAAGAACTTTGTACCCGATATCGTGTTCATTGATTATCTGAATATCTGTGCCTCATCTCGTATGAAAGGTATGGGTGGTGCGATTAATTCTTATTCTTATATCAAGAGTATTGCGGAAGAGTTACGTGGTCTGGCAGTTGAGTTCAATGTGCCTATCGTATCTGCGACACAGACTACACGGTCTGGTTTTAGTAATGATGATCTGGGTCTGGAGGATACGTCCGAGTCGTTTGGTCTGCCTGCAACTGCTGACTTTATGTTTGCGTTGATTAGTAATGATGAACTGAATGCCCAAGGTAAGATCATGGTCAAACAGTTGAAGAACCGATACAATGACCCAACGTCAAACCAACGGTTCATGGTGGGTGTAGATCGTGCCAAGATGAAGTTATTTGATTGCGATCAGTCTAGTGAGTTGGACGATGACGATAAGGATAAAGGGTGGGACGACAAACCTGTATTCGATAACACGTCATCTGGTCAGAGAATTAGTGCGGAGAATAATAAATTCAAAAACTTTAGGATGGAATAATGGAATTACCATTTACACCGTTTGAAGCAACATCGATAACTATATTGTTGTTGGCGGTAAGTTACTATGCAGGCCATTGGATAGGATTTAAAGTGGGTGCGTTAGAAACTATAAAGTTCTTTGAAGATCAAGGATATATAGAATTTGATAAAGAAGAGGAAGAAGATGATGATGAAGAAAGTAGTTGATGCATACCGTTATATAATGGACTTGAGATATAACCCATTGAAGTATATCCCTGACCCCATAATGCAAGGTTACCTATTGATGGCACTGTTTGTCATGTGGTCAGCGTTCTTTGGAATAATTGCGATCTATTATATGGGTTGGTTAGGATATAGTATTCCAGTATCGATCGGTGTACACTTAGGATTGATCGTACCAACGATTATTACCAATGCAGTATTTCTAATGGCAGAAGAGGACAGACACTAATGGAAGATTTAACTTGGACACTATGTCCTCATGGTAAGAGTGTGAGTGTAGCACAATGGGTTGTAGATAACTTCTCTGATAAGACTGCTACTCGTGCGGTTGATGTTTGGGTAAGGGCATCACAACAAATCTTAGATGCTCAGGAGTCGTAGATGGACGAACTAATATTGTTAATAGAACAGTGGCACGAAGATCGTAATTTGATCGATGGTGCCACGGATAAGGATCAGGTAATGAAACTGATTCAAGAGGTCGGAGAACTGTCTGACAACGTGTGTAAGGGAAAAGATGTGGCAGATGATATCGGTGACATCATGGTGGTGTTGATTAACATTGCCAGACGTAATGGTCTTCCTATGGAACATTGTTTAGAAGTGGCATACAACGATATCAAAGATCGTAAGGGTCGAATGGTAGACGGCATCTTTATAAAAGAATCTGACGATGGGTAAGAAGAAGAAGAGAAAAGATAATCACAGATTACTTTTTCCTACAACCATTTGGACAGTTAATGATTTGATAAGTGCAGAGGAAAATGACAAAATCTCTGAACATATTGTCCAGAGTAAGGTGAATGGTAAGGGCGAAGAGTCTTGGTTATCTGGAGCTCAAAGTCCTGCTAATAGTTTTGGTGCAGAAAAGTCCGTTAGGGAACATCCTATCTTTACGAATCTTTTAAATTCTATAGATAATCAACTATACAAGTTTACTGAACTTCTAAAATTTAGAATTGAAGAGATAAACAAAAGAGATTGGTGGTGGAATATTTATGAAGACTCGACTCAATATCAAGAGTTTCATGATCATATTCCATATTACTTTAGTGCCGTTTATTTTTGCAAAGCTCCCAAAGGATCAGCACCATTAACCTTTAGACCGCCTAACTTTAATCATTGGCGGGGATATCATTCAGAAGTGAATCAATTTAACGCTGATGTTGAGACCGTAGAACCAGTAGAAAGATCTCTGGTTATATTTCCCTCAAACTTGATTCACTGTGTTACTGGGGGATCGAACACGGAACCAAGAATATCAATTGCATTTAATTACGGATAGTCCAGATGAAAACCTATCGTAAAAAAAACCCTTGGCCACATCATATCATAGAAGGATTTTTACGTCCAAAAGATTTCGATAAGATTATCGAATTAACTGATGGTCTTCCGAGAGGAAACGATAATGATCGTTACTCTGGGTTTATAAAACCTACGTGCGAATCTTCCAAGACTATAGTAGAGATATATTCGGAAAGAGTCGATATTCTTGTCGAAAAGTATTTTCCTGACGTAAACATGGATGATTATGTTATTTTGATTGAGTATTCCTCTTGTGGAAAGGGATTTGAATATCCGATACATAATGATGCGCCAGAAAAACTTTTCAGTATGGTACATTATATTTCCCCCGATAATAGTGAAGGTACAAAACTGTATAACAAGGATAGATCTTTTCATTCCGAAGCAGAGTGGAAACCTAATAATGCATTGATGTTCAGACGAACCGAAGATACATGGCATTCATTTAGTTCTAAAAACTTTATTAGACAAACAATTAACATTATATTAGCAGAGAAAAAAGAAAAATCTTTAGATAGGATTAGATATAACAATGAACAAAGTCAAATTAATATCATTAAGTAAACCAAGTGCGGATACAGGTTGTCATACCGCAGAAGAACTGGTCGCATATGCGGCTCGTGTGAGTAACCCTGCCAACCAAAGTAATAAGACTACAGCGGGTAAGTTGGTTAGGTATCTCATCAAAGAGAACCATTGGTCGCCTCTGGAGATGGTACACTTGACTCTGGAGATAACGACCACACGTGATATCTCTCGTCAGATTATCCGTCATCGCTCGTTCTCATTTCAAGAATTCAGTCAACGTTACGCAAAGAGTGAATCATTCGAGGTTCGGGAGGCAAGACTTCAGGACTTAAAGAATCGACAGAACTCAGTAGCGTTGACTGAAGACAATGTAGAGTTGTCTCAACAGTGGAGAGATAAACAACAGGAACTTCTAGAACAGTCCAAAGACGTATATAACTGGGCACTAGATAATGGTATTGCTAAAGAACAGGCACGTGCAGTATTACCCGAAGGTAACACCGAGACGACTTTGTATATGGCAGGAACGTTGAGATCATGGATACATTATTGTGATCTTAGAATGGGGAATGGTACACAGAAAGAACATATGGATATTGCCAAAGAATGTTGGGATATCATAGGTGTACACTTTCCAGATGTAATTAAAGCAATTGAGGAATAAAAATGAAGAAAGGTGATGTTATATCGGTCATTACAGCGGCTGGTGAATTTGTAGGTAAGTTTGAAGATGAGGGTAATTCTAGGTTAACGCTTAAAGACCCACGTATGGTAATCCAGACACAAGAAGGTATGGGTTTTGCCCGTGGCGTTTGTGTGACTGGTGAAGAGAGTCCAACTCAGATGGCATTCTATACTGGGGGAATCGTATTTACTGCCCCATCTAATGAAGATATCCAGAAGGCGTATCGTGAAGCAGTGAGTGGTCTTATTCTGTAATGACTGAAGTAGTTATTCGTAATCAACAGTTCATGGATCGTCTGAATGAAATTTCAGACGAACTGTTGGGTATGACTGAACTTCGTCAAGAAAAGTACTGGACAACTCATGACAAAAATGGTATAATAGCGGGTACAAAATATACGGAAGAAGAGTATCTTCGTGAGTGTCTATCGTCAGATAAACTTATAGGTGCGCCTGTTAAACACTTTGCACAACCTATCAGAAAGATGGTAGACGCTGATCCAGATATCTGGGAAGGTTTCCAACAAAAAGTGAAGTACGATTTCGCTAAAGATCTTGGCGCACATACTTCCGCTTTGTTATCGTACTATCCGCCAGGCGGTTTTGTTGGATGGCACACCAACTGGGATGCGAATGCGTATCAGATCTTGTTTACTTGGAGTGATGGTAACGGATACTTCCGATACTATGACCAAGAAAAGGACGAGATTGTACATTTACCAGATGTGAAAGGATGGCAGTGTAGACATTATTACTTTGGGTCAGAAAAGGAACCAGAGAATCTGTGTTGGCATTCGGCATATTCTGGTGGAGAACGAATCACTCTTGCATATAAGTTTGTAAATAATGGTGTCGCTAATGGTGACACAAAAGACACGCAAGCAAAACTGATGCGTGACATGTTAATTGAGGAAATTGAAAGTGAATAAGAAAATAGATTATAAATATAATGAAAAGGAGAATATCGATGGATTACTTGAGTACGTCAATAAGACATATGATCAACACTATTCAAAGAACAAGTTTCAGGCGACTGAGTTCATCATTGATGGCGGGCATGGTATCGGGTTTACTCTTGGTAATATACTCAAGTATACACAACGATATGGTCACAAGAATGGCCACAACCGTGCAGATCTAATGAAGGTTTTGCATTACGCTTTAATCGCACTTCACGTGCATGACTTGAATGAAGGAGATAGAAAATGAATTTAACATTGGGTGAAATTGCTTGGAACATATTCGTAGGATTTTGTATTGGTACGACAATCGTTGCGTATCTTGAAAAATTTGTCTGACTATATAAAGTATAATTAAAATTCTCATATAAGGAGAAGAGAAGTAAATGAAAGACCTGTTGTCGGCTGCATACAAAGGTGTAGTGCGTATCACTTATAATCATTACAGGACAGGAGAAGAGTTGACCAACGACTTCACCCTGTTAATGGACTGGTCAGTACAACAAAGGTCTGAAAGTGCGGTTCTCGCATTCTTCGATGTTGTGGATAAAAGATGGCAATCTATTGATACCACAACCATAAAAAGTTGGGAATTAATTCAAAAAGGCCCGCATTACAAATAAGAAAACATATAAATACCTTCATAACGAATTGATTTGAAGGTTTTAATATGGACGCATTTTTAAGCATCATGGATGTGGGTTTTCCCATCGCCTCGGCACTCGCTGGGGGATTCTTCGTATTCCTTACACTTCGATTCATACTAGATGGCGTTTTGAGTAACATCAAGACACAACGTGGTTTCGTCAAAGCACTTGACAATCGTGTCAAGACGATGAACAACGAATTGGTTAGAATTGATCTATTAGTCTCACACGCCTTCAACATAAAACCAGATCTGGATAGAATTGCCAGATCAGATGGTCAGAAGGATGCACGTAAAGACTAATGGACGAATTGAGTGTAGTAGACTTAATTAACACCTACGGTTTCCCCATTGTTGCAAGTATGGGGTTGGGTTACTTTATCTACTACGTTTGGAAGTGGGTTACAGAAGAAGTAGACCCTGTAATCGAAGAGTCTCATATGACTCTCATCGCACTCATTGATAGAGTGAGAATGTTAGATAACGATCTGATTCGTTTGAAAACTAAATTAGATATGATACTACAACAACAGGAAATGATGAATGAGAAAGACAATAATGATGCTACTGATGGTAGCACCACTGACGAGTCTGAGTAGTGAAATAACTTTCGGTTTTAAGAACCCATCCTTTAGTGGAGTGGGTACTGGGTCACATTACCTAACGATCGAAAACCAAGAATCGAGTAGAAAGAAAGCAATCGAAGATGCGTTAGAGGCGGCACAGAAGGCCGCAGAACGAGAAGCAGAGAACACTACACTCGCTAAGTTTATTAGAAACCTAGAGAGTAGAATATATGCCCAGTTATCTAAACAGTTGGTAGACAATATGTTTAGTAACGAAGATGCAGTAACATTCGGGTCATTTACACTCGAAGGTTCGGTCGTATCGTATCAGGTAATGACGAACGATAACAACGAAGAATATATTCAGATGCGAATCACGGATACCGAAGGCACAGAAACTATCATTGAAATACCGATTGGTACAGGTAACTTTGGTTCAATAGACAGTGGAGACGATGATGCGACTCCTATTTAAGATACTACCGATTCTGTTTCTAGGTGGTTGTGCGACTCATCCAGAGTGGTCAACCGATATAACAGAACCAGAAGTCGTAAGGTTGCCGGCATATCAAGAGTTGTTGAATGTACCGCCCGCAACCCAGATGCCTGTTGTCGCAGTTTATGGATTCAAGGATCTGACTGGACAACGTAAGGCACGTGATGGTATTGCAGATTTCAGTACGGCGGTAACGCAAGGTAGTACTGAAATGTTAATAGATGCACTCAAGACTGCCGGCGGAGGAACATGGTTCCGTGTGGTTGAGAGACAGGGTATCGAACATCTGGTCAGAGAAAGACAGATCATTCGCAGTACCCGAAAAGAATACGCTGACGAAGAATCTCAGGGAGTAGGCCCGTTATTATTTGCTGGGATGATTATCGAAGGTGGTATAATTGGTTATGATACCAATATAGAGACAGGAGGTCAAGGTGCGAGAACACTGGGAATAGGATTTTCTCGGAAATACCGTAAAGATGTTGTGACGGTTTCTATCAGGGCAGTTTCAGTTTTGTCAGGAGAGATACTGTTGAACGTCCAAGCTAAGAAGACAATTCTTAGTTACGGAACAGGGGGTGACGTGTTTAGATTTACCGAACAAGGAACCCAACTAGTAGAGTATGAAGACGGTGTTGGTAACAACGAGTCTGTGACATACGCAGTACGAACGTCAATTGAGGCGGGAGTACTTGAACTAATATACCAAGGTCATGACAGGGGACTTTGGAAAGTAGGGGAAGGACATCGACATCCTCATCAACACGATGGGACTAATGAAGGTCACCCCATAGGAGAAGAAGAAGAAAATGAATAAGTACTTATTAGGACTAGCGTTACTATTTTCTAGTTTTGTATATGGTGCGGCTTCTGACGATAACGAAATCAACATTGAACAATCTGGCGATACTTTCAGTTTACATATTGACCAGATAGGTTATGGTAACAAGGTGGGTGGAGATGACTTTTCAACATCATCATCTGCAAGTGTCATTACTGGTTCATCGTTGACTTTCGACATAGACCAAGTTGGTAACTCGAACTTGTTGTTTGGTACAGTTGTATCAGATAGTTCGACTTACAACATGTCATGGACTGGCGACACAAACTCATGGGATTGGAATATCGGTTACGTAGGTTCTGCCGACAGTTCAACTCTTGACGTGAGTGTTACTGGTGATTCGAATACAATGGACTTCGATCAAGGTTATGTTTCTAGTGCAGAACGTTTGGACTTGGATCTAACAGTAATTGGTAGTAACAACGTATTCGATGCAGACGTAGAGACTGATGACGTAACTTTCACTGTAGATGTAACAGGTGACGGTAACGATATCAACACTTTACAGAACGATGGTTTCTATCAGACGCTTACTATGGACTTAACTGGTGATAACGCAGACGTGGATATCAATCAGATTAGTGGTACATGCCCAGTAGGG